TAATGATAACTTAGGGGCTATTGATTTAGGTGCTTTTGAGCCTAGATAAAAATTATTAACTATTATTATATTATATTATGGAAGAAAAACTAGAAGAGGTAGTTGAAGAAACTACACAACCAACTGAACAAAAAATTGAAGAAACAGTTGAAGAAACAAAGTTTGATAGCGATGGCAACGATGAAGTTATCAAAATAGATTTAAGTAAACCACCAACACCAAAAGAAAATGAAACAGAAACAGAAGAAGTTGTTGAAAACAACTCTGACGACGAGGGAGTGGCTACAGAGCCTGATAACACCGAGTCCACAGAAAAACAAGAAGAAGTACAACCGGAAGAACAAGCACAAGAACAAGAGGCTCCAGTATTAGAAGAAATTACTGAAGAAGAAGTTAAAGAACAAACAGAAGAATTAACTGAAGAAGTAATTGAAGCTGTTGAAGAAGCTGAAAAAACAGGTATGCCTTTACCTGAAAATTTACAAAAAGTTGTAGATTTTATGGATGAAACCGGTGGTACTCTAGAAGATTACGTTCGTCTTAACCAAGATTTTTCTAGTTATGACGATATGACAGTATTAAGAGAATACTATAAACAAACAAAGTCTCATTTATCAGGTGATGAAATAGAATTTTTAATTGAAGATTCGTTTTCATATGATGAAGAAGCTGATGAGGAGAGAGATATTAGAAAGAAAAAAATAGCGTTAAAAGAGCAAGTTGCCAACGCTAAACGCCACTTGGACGGGCAAAAGTCCAAATACTATGAAGAAATTAAAGCTGGAAGTAGGTTAACGCCTGAACAACAGAAAGCTTGGGATTTCTTTAATAGATATAACAAAGAGTCAGAAGAGAATAATAAGATAGCAAAAAAACAAGCTGAAAATTTTTTAAATAAAACTAGTAAAGTTTTTAACAACGAATTCAAAGGTTTTGAATATAATGTTGGTGATAAAAGATATAGGTTTAATGTTAAAAATGCTAATGAAGTAAAAGAAACTCAAAGCGACATTAATAATTTTGTCAAAAAGTTTTTGAACGAAAATAATGAAATGTCAGATGCTAAAGGTTATCATAAATCTTTATTTACAGCTATGAACGCTGATGCTATTGCTAATCATTTTTACGAACAAGGTAAAGCAGATGCAATTAAAGATAGTATTGCAAAAGCTAAAAACGTTGATATGACTCCAAGACAACAACATGGCGTTGTTGAAGCTGGAGGAATAAAAGTAAAAGTGTTAGGCGATAATTCATCTGATTTTAAATTTAAAATTAAAAATAACAAATAACAATTAAAATTACAAAATTATGAGTATTACTGCTGGAGGTTCGTTGAACAGTGTACCTGCTTCACAACAGCAAACACTACAAACGAACTACATTGATTTTACTGCGACTGCAACTGCTGGTTGGGCGCAGCAATACCTGCCAGACTTAATGGAAAAAGAAGCTGAGGTTTTTGGACCTAGAACAATTTCTGGTTTCCTATCACAAGTCGGTGCAGAAGAGGCTATGACATCTGATCAAGTTGTATGGTCTGAGCAATCAAGATTACATTTATCGTACAAAGGTAACGTATCATCTGCTACAGGTGGTGCTAACACTGGTACTGGTGTAACTAACATTGCGCAAGTAACTATTGAGTCTGACATCGATGAAACTACTGGTTTCACTGCTGCAGATCACGGTATTAGAGTTAACGATACTATTATCGTATCTAATTCAGATGGTGTTTTCAAATGTTTAGTAACTGTTGTTGCTAACGCTGTGCTAGATGTAGCTCCTTATGGACAATCTGCATTATCTGCAAACACAACTTCAAAAGGAACAACTATATTAGTTTATGGTTCTGAATTTGGTAAAGGTATGAACTATACTGCTGCTGCTGGTACTACAAACACTTCTGATACAAGAGGAGCTAATGAGCCTACTTTTAAGTCTTTTACTAATAAGCCTATTATTATGAAAGATTACTACGAAGTATCTGGTTCTGACTCTTCAAGAATTGGTTGGGTTGAAGTATCTGCTGAAAACGGACAGTCTGGTTACCTATGGTATTTAAAAGCTGAAGCTGATACTAGATCAAGATTCACTGACTACATTGAGATGGCAATGTTAGAAGCTGAGTTTGCTGCTACTTCTTCTGAAGTACAAGGATCTACTATTATACCAGGTTCTGTTACTAACGCTGCTGAAAGTGCTGGTACTGAAGGTTTATTCGCTGCTATTGAAAGCAGAGGTAATGTAACTAACGGTGTAACTGGTGTTAACGCTGCTACTGATTTAGCTGAGTTTGATGCAATACTTGCTGAGTTTGATAAACAAGGTGCTATTGAAGAGTACATGATGTTTGTTAACAGATCAACTAGCTTAGCTATTGATGATATGTTAGCTGCTATGAACTCTTACGGAGCTGGTGGTACTTCTTACGGAGTATTTAACAACTCTGAAGATATGGCATTAAATTTAGGTTTCACTGGTTTCAGAAGAGGTTCTTATGACTTCTACAAATCTGACTTTAGATACTTAAATGATCTAGCTACAAGAGGTGGTATTAACGCTGCAGCTGCTTCTGGCTCTGCAATTAGAGGAGTTTTAATTCCTGCTGGTACAACTTCAGTTTACGACCAAACTGTTGGACAAAGCATGAAGAGACCTTTCTTACACGTAAGATATAGAGCTTCACAAACTGATGACCGAAGAATGAAGACTTGGGTTACTGGTTCTGTTGGTGCTGCTACAAGCGCGTTAGACGTTATGCAACTACATTTCTTAACTGAAAGATGTTTAATCACTCAAGGTGCTAACAACTTTATGTTAATGAAGTAAATCATTATTAAAAGCCGGGACTTCGGTCTCGGCTTTATTTTACTAATTTTATTATATATTATATTATGGCAAAAAAACAAGAAAAGGTAGAGGTACCTGTTGTTGAAACACCAGTTGTTGAAACACCAAAACCAAAAAGAGTTGAACCTAAAAACCCAAAAGCAAACGATGGTTGGGAAATAAAAGATAGAGTTTATAATTTAAACGGTTATAAAAGACCTATATCTTATATGCTAAAAAGTTCTAATGTGTACTGGTTTGATAAAGAAAAAGGATTTGAAAGAGAATTAAAATATTGTGAAAATCAAACTACGCCGTTTGTTGATGAAATGAAAGGCGATCAAAGATTATCTCACATTGTGTTTAGAAACGGTACTTTATTTGTAGAAAAAGAAAAAACTGTTTTGCAAAAACTTTTATCTTTATATCACCCAATGAAAGACAAAGTATATTCTGAGTACATGCCAGCTAAAGAAGCTGCAGACGAAATAGAAATACTAGAAATGGAAGCTGATGCAATATTAATAGCTAGAGAGTTAGAAATAGATATGGCTGAAGCTATTATGAGAGTAGAGAACGGTTCTAGCGTGTCTAAGATGAGTTCTAAAGAACTTAGACGTGACTTACTACTATTTGCTAGAAATAACCCTGCTTTGTTCTTAGAATTAGCGGCTGATGATAATGTTCAACTTAGAAACTTTGGTATTAAAGCTGTAGAGCTTGGTATACTAAAGCTAAGTCAAGATCAAAGAAACTTTTTATGGGCATCTAATAATAGATCCATAATGACAGTTCCGTTTGACGAGCATCCATACACTGCTTTGGCACATTGGTTTAAAACTGATGAAGGTATGGAAATATATGCAAATATAGAAAAAAGATTAAAATAATCAAAC